CAAACGGGATTCAGAGCTACGGGGACAGATGGTTACGGATTCGGTTGGTGGGATACACCTAAATCGGTGGAGAATGCAAGAAATAACTGTATTGAGGATAAACGGAACGGTATTGTAGAGAAAAGCCGGGAGGAGATTGAAATGGAGGCGTTGCTGAACAGTTAACGTTTAAAGAGGGACAAAATAAGAATTAAAAAGTTGAATTTTAAATAGATACAAAAAATGGAATTAACGAAAGAAATTAAAGACAAAGTAGTTTTCAATCTATTTATAGAATTGAGAAGACTTGGAGTGTCACAGGCAGAGTTTGCAAGAAGGGTTGCTTTGCGTCATGGGATAAAGTTTGATAAATCTGTGTTGTCTCAAATCAAGTTTGAAAATGAACGGAATTACTCGGTCATTAAAGACTCGTCATGGCTGACTCTAGCGCGTTATTATCGGTGCATGGAAGATCAGTCATGGGAGACTGTAGATACTAAGGCCTATTTGTCCGTACAGGCTCATTTGAAAAAATGTCAGGAGTACGGAATATGGCAAGTGCTTTGCGACCGCGCGGGAATTGGAAAAAGTTACGCAGCAAGGGAATATGAGCGTGAGAATAGGAATGTGATTTATATTGACTGTTCGGAGTATTCGACTAAAAGCGATTTTGTGAGGCATTTGGCAGGGATATTCGGACTAGCCAAAACTGGGGGGATAGATCACTTATGGCGTGATGTGACGAATGAACTACTGCTCTTGTATAAACCGCTGTTGATACTGGACGAGTTTGGGGATTGCGCAGAGGCGGTAATCTCATTAATGAAAGGTCTGTATAATAAAGCGAATTTGGGGAATGAAATGGCACTGGGTTGCTATTTTATTGGGGCTGATAATCTGCAAAAGAGGTTGGAAGAAGGAAGAAGAATGAGCAAACGCAGTTATGCGGAATTTTGGAGCCGATTTAATGACCGCATCACCCGGTTAAACTATGATAACCGAAAGGGAGTGTTTGAACAGGAATTGCGGAAAGAAATAGAAGCGATAGTTGATGCTAATCTCCCGGAGGAATTGACGGAAAAAAGAGAGGGCATCATACAAAAAAGTCTTACCACCAACGGAGTACGTGCAATAAGAAATGAAATTGCCATACAAAAAATGTTGTTCAAGAAAAAGGCGGAGGCTGAAAATAAATAAGAGATATGAGTGAGGGTGTATATGAAACTGATGATTTGTTTCAAATTGGGATGCCTGCATGGTGCTTGAGTACAGTCTTCGCGCTATGGACTTCATACGAAAGACCGGGAAAGATCATTATTTATCCGGCAAAGACGGATGAATGGGCGGTGGTTGAATTGAGAGATACACGACTGGTGTCTTCTATCGTGGAGACTATAAAAGAAGCAATATTGCATAAAGAAATGAAACCTGTAAAAACAGTACAAATATGAATGGCAAGTTTAATGTGTTTTATGCGCTCCTGGCTAAAATGCCGGGAGCTACTAAAGAAGAGATCGTACAGCAATATTCCGGAGGGACATCTTTGAGTGAACTGTATGAGAGAGCACCACGGACGTACAAGAAGATGATCGAGGATATGAAGAAGATCACTGATAATGAGACGGACGCGCAAAAAATGGACAAGCTAAGAAAAAAAGTGATTGCATCTATTGCCGGGTATTTTGAGAAAGCAGGTTTCTACGCTGGGATAACAAGGAGGGAACGTTTGAAGAAAATAATATCAACCGCGTGCCGGGCTGCTGACGTGGATGATCTAAACGACATGACAGAGGCACAAATGAAAAGAGTGTATAGTGAATTCATACGGAAACAAAAGACAGCGGAAAGGGCAGAGAAAGCCTGTGAGGAGGCTATGAAAGAGACAGGGAAGGTGATAAAGAAGGGCTGCTTAAGCCTCACCCTACCACAATAATGCCATTTGATTGACTGCGATAAGCGGAGCGACTATCCGGGGCGGTGCCGGAAATGGCTCTTTTAACTAGAACGAAGATTATGGCTAAAGGATATAACAGACGTAATTTCCTGCTAAGAGTGAAAGATATACAGGATATTTATACGAATTATCATGCGCATGGGTGTACAGATAAATACATCTATCAGACACATGTGTATCCGACCTATAAAATAGGACGCACAACGTTCTATAATTATCTGGCCATCCCAGCGGTGAAAGAACTGAAAGAACTGGAAGAAAGAATGAGGATGGAAAAGGAGGCACATGCCAAGCAACTAAAAATGTTTGAGGAATAATGACTGTTTAATCAATAATTATAAACCATTTAAAAAAGTAAGATTATGGCAAAAACGAGAGTGAAAAAGGTCGTTGTTTCCGGTATTACATCGGAACAGGCAGAAATGGCATTTGCGGAGTTTGCGAAAGCGGATGCAAAAATGCAGAACATACAGAGTAAAATGGATATGGAAATGACACGTATCCGCGAAAAGTATGCTGATGATCTGGCTAAGCAGCAAGAAATCAAAGATAGTAACTTTGAGATCATACAAACATTTGCTACGGAAAAAAGGGATGAGCTTTTCTGCAAGAGAAAGAGCTATGAGAGTGCGCATGGAGTTTTTGGCTTCCGCACAGGTACTCCGAAACTGAAAAACATGAAAGGATTTACATGGGCTTCAGTGACCAACATGGTGAAGGAGTTTTTGCCGGATTATATACGTGTCTGCGAAGAACTTGCGAAAGATAAGCTATTAGCTGACAGGGATAAAGAAGAGGTGGCAGAACTGTTCCCCAAATGTGGGGTAATGATTGTGCAGGATGAAACGTTCTACGTAGAGCCGAAAAAGGAAAATGAACAATCAGCCTAAATATTCATACGAGCCCAAAGGTCATAAGTGGGTTGTTTACGAATGGGAATATTGTGGAAATACTCAATCTGGAACAAAAGTATATGAATCATCCGACCGTGAACAGGCGAGAAAAGAGTGTTTTCGCCTGAATGGTTGGAAATACAAGGAGCCTACTCTAGTGAAAGAGATCATTTATAAAAGCAATGTACATTTTGAACACATGCCGGGGTGGCTGAAGTTTGTGGTAATCACGAATATTAATCCGCGCTTAAACGTTCCGGTAACGAATGAAGTTGAAGTTTTGAATCAGATGCGGGATGAAATTGCGGAAACGATAAGAGGACAAAAAGTACGTGTTCCTGTTAGAGTGGAAGTTCGTGAGGATGAAGGAGAAAGGGCTTTACTGATAATACGTTCCGGGCATGGTTTGGTTTCAGTATATGTAAAAGAACAAAAAACAAAGAATTATGAGTAAACAACAAGCATTATTGCTAACTCCACCGTTTTTTCCAAAAGAGCACCCTTATGAGATGGATAATTTCTATGGATTTGAGTGTTCGTTTGTCATGGTAATGGTCGGATTACAACATCAGGAGAACGTAATGAGTGCGAAAGAAAGGATTGTCCTGTTTGTGAAGGCAGTGGAAGACTAAAGGCTGTAGTGACTACTAAATGGATGCCGGATAAAAAGAAGATTGATAAAAAATGAAAATGAAACAATGAAAAACTATTAAACTTGAAGTCAATTAGACATAGAGTTTAAAATTAACCAAATGAAAGGATTGTTTATTAGAGAGATGTTATATTATATAAAAATGGTAATTGAGTTAAATTAGGGAGGAGAATTTCCTCCCTATTGCAAATATCTATTTGTAAGAAGTATCACCAATCATAAGTTTTTGCAAGCGTCTGCCGTTCTACATCAACCAATTTTACTAAATCTTCTATTGAATCTAATAGTTCTTGGTGGTTGTTTTTATTATCATAGGTTATTATTTTCAAGTTCATATTTTCTTCATGTATTTTTAAAATCTCTTTATCTAATGATTGTTTTGGTAATATAAATAAGTGTTTCTGACTATTTTGATATCGAAATGAATAATCTTCTAGCAATAGTTTTATATCAGGATCATTCAAACCTGCTCCTAAAAAAATAAATGTATGTGTGGCTATTAAAGCTTCAAGAATAGAATAAAAATGTTTATATGATATTCTTGCTTCTGAATAATCGGTTCTAGAAAATATAAGTTTATCAGGTGTTGTAATTGAACCATGAATTTTTAAGATTAACCTTTCTCTTTGCCGAATATGATCTGCAATATCATCATCATAGTAGTTTTTTATAACAATAGAACCTTTTGATTCTTTATCAGCGTACACGTCATAGATTTTATCAAAGTTAGGTGTGATAACTATCCGAGAATCTAATAAAAAAATATCTTCATGTATTTTTGCACTTTCAAATTTGGGTGTTAGAAATTCATCTTTGAGTAAATGCACAAAGTCATCTCTACCCATTATTTTCTTTAGTAATTCACATGCCAATAAATAGTCACCATTTTTTATACATTTAATTATTAATGCTTTTTTGCTACTAGAAGATATTTTAGAAGCTCCTTCTTGTAAAAATTCACCCCAATCTTTAGGATGCATTCCTGTCGCATTCTTTGCATTCTTCGAAATCCCAGAACCTAAAAAAAGAACACTTCTTCTTCTAGCTAAATCAGATATCAGACTTTTTGGCCAACAAATCATAATATTGAATATTTCTAATAACCCTATTCACAATTCCTTTAATAACATCTTCAAATTCCGAAACCTTCTTGAAATGTGCTCCAACAACTCCATCAGCTCCTTGTAACATAAATATAGGCTTATTAGCAGATTGAGATAATGGAATTAAACTATTCAGAGTTGGTATTTCTCCAATTAATAATTCTTTTGTATCTAATCCTGTATAAAAAGGTTTCAATTTTGAATTTATTACTGCAGGCATTTTCTTTATAATATTATCATATGCTTTGACTGGACGTTTATTTCCTTCTACTTTTTTGGCTGTGTATTGTTGATTTATATATCCTAAAAATTTTAAATTGCATGAAGTAATGCAGTCGCCTAAACGAAATTCATGCTCCTCTGTACTTAAATAATCATCCAATCCTCTCTCTAAATGTTTTTTCCATTCCTTTAACGATTCAGATATGTTATCAATTGCCTTTAGACTAAAAATGTCAGAGGACATTGGTATAATAAAAAAATCACATGCTAATAATACTATTCGATTTATAGCTCCTAAAGATGGCCCAACATCAAAGAAAACATAATCGTATTGGTCTTGAAGTTTATTTAAAATATCCTTAAAAACAAAAGTTGTTTGTAATCCTCGATGTTCACCTGCTTTTCCATCAATCCAATCGGAGCTTAAAAAATCTTCTAAAATAGCTAATCGAGTATCTCCAACAATAACATCAACTCCAAAAGTTTGACTCGTACTAATTGGTATATCTTCAATATTTAGATAACCTTTTCCTCGTTTTAAAGGGTTAATTATCTTATATACAGTTTCATTATTATTCCCTCCATAAAATTCTTCAATTTTATCTTGAGGAAATAGATAGATTGATGCATTACATTGTGGATCTGCATCAATTACCAAAACTTTTTTTCTTTTCTTTATGCCTAAAAAAGCTGCAAGATTACATAAAAGTGTTGTTTTGCCAACGCCACCTTTATTATTAAAAACAACAATTGATTTCATAATATTTATATATTAAGTGCACAAAAATATACATTATTTATTCTACAGACAATCTTTTTTTAAAAATAATGTTACTATAATGTTGATGAATTTTAGTGACGTTTGAAGTTTGTAACAATAAAAAGACTTTTTACAGAACAAAATACCTTAAAGAAGATATATCATAACAGCAAATCAAAGCTTTTTAATAGGTTAATAAATCAGATGCTGATTTATCGATATGAACAGATATTTTGTTTGTATACAGCTATAGAAGCACTAGAAGATATCCTTGCAATGTTAAATTTGAAGAGAAATAATTATAACTCTGCAAGAAGTGGTAACCAAGCTTAGTGATACAGGCATAGAAAAAATATCTAAATGATAGAGAAGAATAACCTGTTTATATCAAAAATAAATCATGGTCTTCAGTTGCTATCGAAAGGAAAGATAACTATAAAAGAATGGGCTCATAAAGATATGAGCCCATTCTTATTAAATTGAAAAGATACTATCTTCATTTGCAACTTTTTCATCAAAGGTTTTTAAATCCTTAAGATATTCAATTGGATTGTAATAAGGATTATTTTTTTGAGAGGATATTGCTGGTGATGTTATTTGAGGTAATACCCCTTCGCTATTAGGAATCAATGTAACAATACGGCCATTCTTATAGGTTTTCTTAAAATATTCATTATCATCAATTTCATATCCGAGTTCTTGAAGGTCATTTTCGGTAATAGCATCTGCATTTACTGATAATGTTTCTTTTATTTCTTCATTCTCATATCCAGACTCATGAACTAAGATTTCTAATCTTTTAAAAAGATTGAAGAAATCCTTATTTGATAAACCATAAAGTCTCAATTCTACTAATTGATTGTCAAATTCCTTATCTTTACAAATAACACTGATATCTCCCTCACTATCATATGAACAATAAAAAGACATTCCAACTGCATAATATCGATTGGTATCTATACCTTTTGCTTCTAAGAAATTATTAAGGTTCTCAACATTATCACTAATATCTGCGGCAGCACTGCCAACAAAATCATTGTACTTTACTTTTGCTTTCATAATATTTAATTTATATGTTTATGATAAATTTAACCACAATATGTATGCCAATATTTGTAAAAGTGTTCCGACTGTCGTAAGTGTCATATATTAAAATAGGGAAAATATTCTCTTCTCATTTTGTTAATCAATAATATACTTCTTCCGTTCTGCAATGATATTATCAATCTTTCCAGCTAATGAAATATTTGTGCGACGTATGGAGATCGTACAGGAGAAAGTGAGCAGATGATAATTAAAATAGTCCGTTGTGACGGGGCGTTCTTGCTTTAATATCAACCCGCTTGTTTCGGAGGTGGCGAGGTCTTCGAGAAGATCACTGATGGTTTCGTAATAAATGATCTTTTCCATCCCCTCAATTACGGAAGGAAGATTGTCCGTTTCGGGAGTTGGGTCGGTGAGTACATGGACTTCGAGGGTTAGTTCTCCGCGTCTCATGGCTCCGGAACGTTCCCAGTTGATTGAATAATCAAGGAATAAGGCCGGGGTGGTGAATTCGAACTCTTCAGGGGATTCGGGTTGACCATTGTAGAGGTCGATGAATTCGGGTGGGTACAAGTGGGCTTCATTAAATACGGCTTTGGTCGCTTCTGTTGAGAATAGATTTTGGATGGTAGTATATAGCTCTTTCATAAATTTATTGCGTTAAATGGTTGTTTATTAAAATATTGTCACTATATTTGCAGTGCTAGGCTTGCGAGTCGAGCGCGACCTCCACCCGTTAAGGAATTTATTTCTTGGCGGGTGGTTGTATTTTATAGCTTTCGTAAATCAAATTGCCCTCACTGTCTAAGATTAGAATTCCTTTCAACTGGGTTTCCTGCAATTTGTAGTTTGCCTTTGCTTTTATCTTTCCAATAGTGCCCGTATCTGTCTGCGCTGACAGCTTTACTACTGCATAGTCTGCCTGTTGTGCTGCATTGTCAAGATGCGCACTGATACGTTTTCCGTTTCCTTCGAGGCGCTTAAAATCGGTGACCCATTGAGTATCCTTACCAAATTGAAGAACTGCATCCGCATTTTTGGCAGTATTATGAAATTGCCAGCCATCCGGGTAAAACTTGGGTTTAAGAGCAGAATCTTTGGCGTGAATTTCAGGCAGCAATGAGGCTTCGGTTATATCGTCTTTTATCCGGAGCAGATCGGACAGGACTTCAAGATTACCGCGTAGCTCATCCACACCGTGCATTACATGCTGGTGTATCGGAACATCGCGGCCTCCGGCCTGTATGTAGGTATCAATATAGGCATTTTCAGGGGGAAGGTATGCGATGGCTTTTCGTATTTCTACGCTTGGTACACCTGTATAATATGGGTGTCCCTTGGGGAATATAAGCCCGGTTTCTCCGCAATTAGTACGGAACATGGGGTCGATAGGCAGAGTGTTGTAAGAAGTGCCAGGCGTTTCTTCCACATCATCGTCGGGAACCTGAATGGCTTCACAACGACAGTTCCAGCCGTTGGGCGGATAATAAGTACGCCAGAACGGGTCGTCTACCCTTTTGGTGATGCCATTCAGAAGGCGGTGTTCATTACGCACACTGTCGTCTCCGGCTGTTTGATAGCGGAGGTACGGGAAGAGGCTTTGTTGTGCCTTGAACTCTTGCCAGCGGGCGGACTGTGTAGCAGTGGCTATACAGGTATCGTATTCGGTCTGTAGCCAAGTAACGTTGAATTTGTTGTTGATGGTGGCTACCTGCTCTTTGAAATCCTGAAAGGTACGTAAACTGCCATCTTCATCACGCAAGGCGTCGGTGATGGTGCGGAGTTGCTGGTAATTTTTTGCAGCGGAAAAGCTAAATACATTCTGTGTCAGACGCGTTAGTGTCTCATAGTCCGGAGTATCCCAGTCTACGGATACAAGATCTTTCCCGTAGCCTGTATAAACTCCGTTTAATAATGTTTTGGCTGTTGAAGAAAGAAGTTCCGTGTCGTGCCGGACACCCTTTTTTTGCTCATAGACGGTAGCGCACAGACGTGCTATCTCTTCAGCAAAGTCGGGCAATTCATGCGACTGTGCGACAATGCGGGACTTTACCGGAGGATATAGATAAGATACGGGGGCGGGGCATGCCTCCCCGGAGGATGCCCCTACTGAAAATTTGCAAGAAATCCTCCGGGCTTTGCTTTGGCGATAAGCGAGGGTGTGGGACTGGGTGGAACGGGGTCTCCGTCGATGGGGATATTAAATGTCTTGCTAATCCATTTTGTGGGGATGGGATAGCCTTTATCCAAGAGGGTGCGGACGATTTCAAAGTGTTCTTTCAGGTCGAGCCGGACACTGGTGTCGAACATAAATTCGTCGGTTTCGGGGTTTATATCCCATCCGTAGACTTGCAGGATTCGCAAAAGTTGGTCATTGACCGTGAAGGTTACAATACGATGATCGGCAGCTGCTATCTTATCGTCTAAATTGCGTTCGTGTACTTCGGACTGGGAACGGCTACTTCCATTGTCGGAAATCATTGTACCACCTGTAAGAGGTTTGCCGATTTCGGTGTTGATGCGCTCTATTTGTTTGTCGTAGACTTGGTAGGCGTCACTGCCGGAGAAGGGCTTGATGTCGATGGTTGTACCTTCGGGGAGTACGGCCTGTGCCGCTTCTCCCAGTGCGGTGAGCATTGCATCTATTTTATCAATGTCGCCCTGTGAAGTTTTGTTGGTGGTGGCCGTGATGAGCGGAAAACCGAAACGCTCGGAAAATTCAGCCCATGACTGCTGGGCGTTACGTTTCCAGATGAGCTGACCGCAGATGTTGGACATGATACCCAGATCGGAGGGTTTGCCGACGTGAATAAGGGTGTTTTCGTATCCGCTGGCATAGGAAATTCCGGTGGTGGCGTTGACTTCGGGTAAAACCATAGACATAACAGGCACGACATTCCGACGCGGTACAAGAGCGAAGTTCATTTGTACAGGGTCGGTAAGTTCGAGGAGGGTGTAGCCGTAATATGGGGCTTCCAAAACGTCCTCCATGAAGTTATAAAACCATTCTTTTTTGAAGAGTTTTGTTTTTTCCTCATTGACTTCGCCTGTCTTACGGTCGATGATGGAGAAAGGGGCACATAGTGTGGCCGCTTTGCGAAGTTCGATCTGGGAAATGAAATGGCCATCGTCTTTGAGATTGTCGTAAAGGTCTTGCAGGAGGTAGAGACGCGGTGTATTCACATCGCCTGCAAGTTCTAATGCCTGACGCCATTTACGAATCTCGGCACGGGTGGTGTCTTTGAATTCTTTTATGATTTTTGCCACAATCGTATCGGAACGTTTTGCGGCTATTTTTGGGACTTTCTTATTTTGATTAGCACACATACAATATGGATGTTTTAAATTTAAATTAAATCAGTTTAAACACGAATACGGGGATTCTAATACTTGTTGTCGTTGGGCTTGTATCGAGAGTGAAGACGAATGTCGCCTTTATACTCGTCGGTGGGAAGCTGGGGAAGGTCGGTGGGGATTTCTCCGGAGCCGACGTTGGTAAGCCAGTCGAGCGCATCGCTATATCGTTCTTTGCGGTGCTCCGGAATGGATTTGGGAGCTTTCTTCGCCCACAGGTGGTAGATGGTGATGTCGATGGTAATCATAATGATGTAGTCGTCGCGGTCGTCTCCGGTAGCGGAGAAGATCGTGGCGCAGTCATACCGACCACCGATGTACTTGCGTATCTGGGAGATGGCGAACCGTTCGGCCTGCAAAATGGCGGCACGGTTCTCCGTTTTGTCGAGCAGACGCATCATTTCATCGCGTGCCTGAACTTCGTAATCTGATTCTTGTATAAAGTTTGCCATGTTAATAACAGTTTTTGGATTTTGAACGACGTTCCTTCCTACTCGTGGTGCGGGCGGGGAACTTTTCGACAAAGGTTATTTTATTGAGTTTGGATTCGGCTCCGTGCCACGCGTCGGGGCCGTCGTCGTTGGCTTGGGAGCCGCGTTCGAAGGCTAGAAACTGATCGACGAGGGTGATAAAATCGGGGTCGTTCTGGTGGTGGACATTGAATATGACGTTGTGACGTTCGAAGAAACCGGACGTTGATTCAATACGGTCGAACTTGTCTGTTTTGCCACGTTTGTCAGCAACAACAGGGATATGATAACCACGTTCGTCGCCTTCGGTGTCGAAGTCATTTACGAATTCATCCATCGCAAAGAGGCCTTCGATGAAGTAGGATATGTTGTAACGGTCGAGTTTCTTATCTTCATAGAGATCGTACAGCCATTTGGCGCATTTGGCGCGGGAACCACGACGGAGATAAACATAAATGATGTGATATTGACGGCCTGTTTTGCCAACCAATAGCATGGCTTTGTAGTCGCCTGCCGCCTTGTAGGAAAGGTCACCATAGAAGCACAGGGCGTCGTACTGACTAAGTGGGAGCATTTGACCCCAAATGATGTCTTCGTGTTTGAATACTGCACCGTCTTGTATATGCACGTGCATGTATTCGCGCATGAAAGAACGGTAAGGCGTGGAGTTGAATTTTTTGCGCCAGTATTCGGCATTGTTCTTTTCCGGCCATTCGGGTTCAAAGGTATTCAGGTTCTTGACTGCACAGACTTTAAGTATGTAGTAGTGGGACGTGTCACCGTCTTGTGCGGCCTGCTGTATGCCTTGCAGGAAGAGCAGACGGAGGCGGTTGGTGATACTGTTTTTATGGAAATTGTTGTTGGCATATATGAAACGGTCGGTGCAGTCTTCGTCGGAATCAAAGCAGCCCCAAACGTCTTCGGTGATGAATTCGATTGCTTCGCGCATGAGTTTGTCGTTGTTGACGTGGCGTTTGTTGTCTACGTCGTCAACTACGATATAATCGGGGCGGTTTTCGCCTTCGCGCGCACCACGGGGAGACTGACCGAAGCCCAGTGAGGTGAATTTTACTCCGTCGGTGGTGGTGAAATCACCATCCGCCCAGTCGCCAAATTTGAAACGATGGCCGTAGTCGTTGATGATACGCTGGTTGTACTGCAATTGTGCTTGCAGGGATGAAAGGAGCTTTTTTGCTTTCGGTTCCGTCTCACCAATCAACAACATATATTTCATGTCGTTCATGGCGAGATACAGGAACAAGGGGATTCCCATGTCTATGTGTACAGACTTTGCGGCTGAACGATACCATTCGGCTAAAGCACGGATATGACGGTTCTTTATGATCTCTTTTGCCAATTTCCGGTGAAACCACGCACATTTCTTTTTGGCATAGTTGGGGAAATAGTACTCAAACCACTTAATGTAATCCGCTTCAAGGGATTTCATACGACGCGCCTTATCCGCAGGACTTTCATTGATGCGGATGCTGGTGGACTGCGCTATGCGCTGACAATGTTTGTCGTAGTCGTTTAATATTTTATCATATCTGGTTGACATAGAAATCTGTGTTTAGGATTCGAGACTGATGCGGTACTGCAGGAACTGTTTGTGAAACTTGGTGAACTGTATAGCCATTGTCGGCTCCTGTTCTGCCATCCAGTTATCAAATTCACGAAATACGTCCATGACGGTGCGCACGTTTATTTTTTTGTCCAGCTGGTCGATGGCGGACATAATTTTACTAAGTTGATCGGCCTTCACGTTTGACTCTTCACCTTTCGCCAGTTTCTCTGCTTCTTTGAGGAGCAATTCTTTGATTTTGAGTGGTGTCAATTGGGATTCGGTTTTACGATCATCCCATGACTTTTCGCCCTCACGTCCTTTCTTCCATCGGCTAACGGTCTGTTCTGTTATCCCAAGATTTTCGGCTATTTCACGCCCTGTAAGGCCGAGACGTATGTACATATCTTCGGCTATCTCACGCTTTTTATCGTTGCTTATTTCTGCCATATAATACCTTATTTTTAGACAAAGATGTAGTCTAAATACCTGAAAAGAAAGAATGTGTTCAAGCGTTAAAACCACGTGTTCAAGGGGTGTACAGATAATTGGTTTGTGTAAAAAAGCGGATTATGTTTGTTAAAAATTTAAAGACGCAATGGCAAAAGGTAAGAAAACAGGTGAGGTTAAAATATACGGAGATATTTATTCGTTCGGGTATAATTCGGGCGCCAGCTTCATCGAACGTTTTGAGGACGCCCGAAAAGGTGCAGATGAGATAAACGTGCACCTGCATACGGACGGAGGAGACGTGATAGAGGGCACGTTGATTTATAACCATATCAAATCATGTGATATTCCTGTAAATGTCTACATAGACGGGGTGTGCTGTTCGATGGGAACGGTGGTGATGATGGCAGCCAAACGGGTGTATATGTGCGAAAACTCTTATCTGATGGTACACGCCCCGCAGGGGGGCTGTTATGGTACGGCTTCGGCTATGGAGAAAGTGGCAAAAGGGTTGCGCGGAATGGAGAAGAACTTCAAAAAAATATATGCTGCAAAAACAGGTAGAAGTGAAAAAGAGGTAGAGGAATTGCTGGACGGGGATAACTGGTTTACAGCACAGGAGGCAATGGATGCGAAATTGATAGACGGGATTGTGGAACCAATTGCCACAGACGTGACGCCTATTTCCGCGGAGGAATTGAAAATGCAAACACCTACTGCGCTGTATAACCGTTTTTCTGCCTGTCTGAAAGAGGGAATGCAGGAAGAGGATAGGGCTTTTAGTAATAATCATAAAAAACAGAGTGAAATGGACAAAGAAGGTTTGATTAAAAAATTCGGGCTGACAGGTGTTACAGCACAAAGCAGCGATCAAGAAATTGAGGACGCTATTCAGGCAAAACTGGATGCGGAGAAACAGCGGGCGGACAATGCAGAGAACAGAGAAAAGGCGGCGGAAGAGAAACAGATTACGGATGCTGTAGAAGCGGCTTTCAATGGTAGCAAGATTACAGCCGAAGAGAAAGCAGTGTACATGGCAATTGGCAAGAAAAACGGTTTTGAGGCCTTGAACACTGTGTTGAAAGGAATGAAGCCTGCTCCTTCGTTGGTGAGCGCGACACGGGGTGGTAATGTCGGAGGAACTGCGACGGGAGCACGTGCGGAGTGGACGTGGGAACAGTGGCAGAAGGAAGACCCGCGCGGGCTGGAGAAGATGAGTAAGGAGGAACCGGAAAAGTTTAAAGCGATTTATGAGGGAACGTTTAAATAGACTTTAAACAGGTTTTAAATAGTTTTTTTAAGTGAAATTTTAGTTGAAAGAGTGAAGATGAAAAAATTGAAAAGTAGATTGATTACAGCGTTGCTTGCGCTGGTGGTGTGTGCGGTGATTGGTTGCGTGATAGCTTCAATAGTTGGGATTCCGTTGTGGATGGGTGCTGCCGGGATGGTGGCAGTAGGCGTGGGAATGAGTTTCGTTCGTCTGCCTAACGGGTTACGTGCAGGTGTGTATGTGGAGGTGTGGACACGTCAGGTGGTGGAGCATTATACGCATGCGATGGAGGGTACGTTCCTTGATGGTATCCCGGACTTTTCACAGTATTCGGAAAATGATGTAATCCACCTTAGTGATGTATCGGGTGACCCGACAGTGCTGGTTGATAATACGACATATCCGCTGGAGATTGAAGAGCTGGAGGATGGGGATATTTCGATCAAGTTGAGCAAGTTTGAGACGAAGGCTACGAAGGTGACTGATGACGAACTGTATGCACTGGCGTATGATAAGATGGCTCTGGTGAAGACACGACACGGAAACAAGTTGAGCGAGGGGATGCTGGATAAGGCTATTCACGCTTTTGCGCCTACGGAGGACACGGCAGAGACTCCGGTGTTGGTGACAACGGGAGAAGCGGACGAAACAGGCCGACGGAAATTGCAAAGAGTGGATATTATCAGCCTGCGACGGAAACTGGATAAATTGAAGGTTCCTAAAAATGGCCGTAGACTGGTGTTGTGCAGCGATCATATTTCGGACTTACTGGAGTGTGACCAAAAGTTTCAGGGGCAATACCATGATTATTCTACGGGAGTGATCGCAAAGATGTATGGCTTTGAGATTTATGAGGCTGTGAACTGTCCGTTGTTTGACTGCACGACGAAAAAGAAAAAGAGTTTCGGTGCGGTGGCTACGGGGAATGATTTTGAGGCGTCTGTGTTCTTCTACGTTCCGCGTATGTTCAAATGTAAGGGAAGCAACAAGATGTATTACAGCAAGGCTGAAAATGACCCTGTGAACAAGAGAAACCTGATTAGTTTCACTGCAAGATTCGTAGCTCTTCCGCAGAAGAAGGAAAAGGCTGTAGGCGCGATTGTGTCGGTGAAGAAGACTGCGTAATGTTTAATTGGAGGAAGAGAAGATATGGCAAGTAAAGCAAAAGCAAAAAAAGGAAACGAAGAGGCGGCCAGAATCTGTAAAGAGCTAGGTTGTGGCAAATTGTTTATCAATACCAAAGGGGAATACTTTACGGAGTACACTTATGCCCTTGCAAGCGAAGGCGGGGACAAAAAGAAGGTTGAAACGTATGAAGACAGAACAGAGGTAGAAGAGGTTGAAATACCTATAGCTGAAGAAAAGAAAGCGGCTAAAGATAAAGAGCCTGCCAAAGAAAAGAAAGCGGACGAAGTGAACAAACCGGAAAATACGGACGGGAATGAGTGACAGGGTAAATATCAAAAAAGGCAAGGTCGGGAAAAGCGTACTGGGCAGCTATGAAAAGATTTCTGCACTGGTGGGGTATTTCGGAGCTGTGGGCAGTGGAGAAACGACGCTGGCAGAAGGGCAATACGCTTTATTGACGGCTACGACAGACATGGCGGCCTTTGGTATCAGTGAAACTGCGAATCCGCTTCTGTACCATCATATTTCGGAATATTTCCGTATAGGCGGTAAAGGGGTGCGGCTGTATGTGCTGAACGTGAAAAAGGGAGCAAATGCCGGGTTTGTGGAACTGATTACCGACAAGAGTGTGGAAAAGATGATTGCCGGGGCGGATGGAACTATTTTCAATCTGGGATTTGCGTACATTCCTGCGAGTGCTTCTGTGGTGGATGGTGTGCCAAGCGAGACGCTGCCAGCTATCAAAGCGGCACAAAATCTGGCAGACTGGACGCAGAAAACGAACCGACCTGTGCATATCGCGCTGGAATGTGCCGGACTGGGGAGTGTGACAGCGGCTACAATGCTGAATTTGCGCGATCTGAAAACGGACGGGGTGGCGAATGATTGTCCGCAAGTGTCGTTGATGATCGGGCAGGACTGGGATTTTGCGGAGACACTGACGGGAATGGAAAAGAAGTTTGCCGATGTGGGAGCCTTGATGGGGTGCATGGCTGCACAACTTGTATCGTACAACGTTGGAGAGGTGGCTACCATGATACTGACGGATGCAAACCGGAGAAACTGGGTGAATGCCGGGCTTTCATCACATGAAAAGGTGAAGGAGAAGGAGGACGAACTGGATGGACTGAATACGAAAGGGTACATTTTCGGTGAGTATTACTCCGGTGTGGTATGTTTGAATGACGATCATGTGTGCGCACGCATTGTGGAGGATAAGGACGGTAATATGAGTGAAAGTACAATTGCTCTTAGCCGGACGAACTGCAAAGTGATGAGGGAACTGTATGCCGCTTATTTGCCGAAGGTGAAAAGCACTGTCCCCGTTGATAAGGAAACGGGAAAGATGGGAACGGGTACGGTGAAGTACTTTGAGGATATGGGGAATGACGTGTTTAGTAATATGGCGGCAAGTCAGGAACTATCCGGAGGGGAAACGGAAGTGGATGGAGAGAGTAATCTGCTGACGGGAGAGCGGGTGTTGAAGGTGTTTTATCGGTGGGTTCCGATGGGGTGCATCGGAGGTATCGACGGAACGGTGAATATTAAAACTTCTATTTGAGTATGAAGATACGTAGAGATGGAAAGGCGTATGATGGTGGGGATGCGACCGTGTTTGCACTCGGACAAATGTGGGAGGAAGTGGTTGAAATAGACTATAACACGACGCAGGAACATCAGAAGAATTTTACGTTGGGAAGCCGCAGGGCTACGAGCTGGAGTCAGGGAAAGATTGAGGATACGGGGAGCATTACGATGATGATGAATCAGGCGGTGTCGCTGGAGAATGCCTGTAATGGGGATTTATTGAATATCAAGCCGTTTCCTATCAATGTGACGTTCGTGGATGGATATAATCAGATTGTGAACGATACGATTCTGGCGAAATTCCAATCACAGGGACGAACGGTGAACACGGAAATGGGGTTGAGTAAACAGTATGAGTTGTTTGTGCTGGAAGTGACTTACAACAGAGTGTAGAATATCAGGAATTAACAGTTTAAATAATTGGAAAAATGGAAATTACAAAAGAGTTGATAGCAAGCAAAAAGGTGGAGAATCCGGGGTGTAAAATAGCAAAGGTTGTGCTGAAAGCGGAGGATGAGAAGTCTGTGGCATTGGAGATTCTGGTACGCAGCCCGAACAGACAGGTAATCAGTGAAGCAGAGAAATGGGAAGCGACGAATCCGGGAAAGGCAAAGGAGATTTACGTGAAAAGTTGCGTGCTGACGGACGTTGAGAAAGTGGTGGCGGATGATAACCTGTTTTATCAGGCGTATTTCGCAATTACCGATCTGCTCCCTTTTCAGAAGCCCGAAACAGAGATATTATAGAGGGATGCCCTCCGCTGCTGGATACGGCAAACACGGACTATGTGAGAAAGTATAATGCGCTGATGAGCTTTTATTTTCATATTCCGTATCCGGAGCGTTTATCAGATGAAACATGGGCAGAGAAAGTGAGACAAATTGAATGGCTTGCCCGGAAGGGGCTGTTGGGAGTAAAAGTGGAAGAGTGAAGTTATGAGATATACAGTTGATTTGATTTCCCGTTATCAGAGTGCTTTCGGATTTGTAGGGGGGACACTGGTGGGTGAACTGGAAGGGCTGGCAAACGGGGCTATTTTTAAGGCTGGCATAGCTTATAATGAGGCACGATGGGAAGCGAAAAAGTTAGGCAGAAAGGAGCCTAAATATGACGCTAACTTATACGCTCCGGCAGACTGGCACTGGGCGGAAATGACCCTGACGCATGAGGATACAAAACTGAACTTTTCTATCGGTGGACTGACATCGGAAACGGAGGGGGTGTTTGCTCCTCCTCCACTGATGCGATTCAGAAGAACAAAGAATATCACTGTAACGGTGGTGGACGGTGGAGATGAGGCGGAGATTGTGGAAAACTTCGGGGTAAACAGTTGGGATATTGAGTTGAATGGGTTGCTGGTGGATATGGATGAACATGCGTATCCGGGGACGAAGGTGCAGGAATTGGCGAAGTTCTTTGAAATTAACGATGTGATTGAGGTGGCCTGTCCGTTATTGCTGGACATGGGGATAAAGTCGATTTATTTTAAGGAACAGGGATTTGAGCCAGTTGAGGGGTTTCCGGATACGGTGAAGTATTCATTGACGGCTAAGAGTATCAAACCTGCGCTGTTCTCTTTAATCTAGGTGTGAGATGTTGTATTTGAATTTATGCTCACGGTTGACCATTGAGCCGCAAACGGGCAAGAAGGTGGTTTTAGACCGGATTTCATCGGCTGAAATAAGCAAGACGGTGGAAGTGCTTGGGGATAAGGCGACGGTGGTGATTCCGAAACGGTATGGAGATGGAACGTATGAACTGACATATCATATTGCAGCAGGCGACAGGGCACGGCTGGAATTGGGATATAACGGGGAGTTGAAGGTTGAGTTTGAGGGGTATATACGGGAAATAGAAAGCGGGTTTCCGATGAAATTGCATCTGGATGATGAAACGTTCTTTATGAGGTCGAATTCATTTGTGAAGTCGTGGAAGACGGTGAAACTTAAAGAGGTGCTGGAGTATATTGCTCCGGGGTATGAAATAGATTGCCACGACGCATCGCTGGGAAAGTTTCAGATTGATAGTCAAAGTACGCTGACGGTGCTTAGGACGTTGAAGGAACGATACGGATTTTATTCGGCCATCCGGGGGAAAAAGCTGGTATGTAAGTTTAAATACGAGATAGCAGAAGCCAAACAGGTGCATGTGTATGATTTCTCTAAGAACGTGAAGAAAAGTTCATTGAAATATAAACGCAAGGAGGACAGGAAGATACGTGTGAAGGCGGTGAGCTACAACCGGGACGGAAAGAAGGTAACGGAAACGGTGGGAAACAAAGAGCAGTTTGCTTCGGTGAAAACATTGAGTTTTGCGAATAAGACGGCTACGGAATTGAGAGAACTGGCACTGGCGGAATATAAGCGCGTTTGTTTTGATGGGTTTGAGGGAAGTGTGACGGGATTCGGAATACCTCTGACAAATGCCGGAGATACGCTGAAAATAGTCTCCAAGCGGGAACCGGAACGGGAAGGACAATACCTGATCGAAAGTGTGACGGTGCGCTATGGGAATGCTTTTTATGAGAGAATTAATCGACTAAGTTACAGGATATGACAGCAGAACAGGCTTTTGGAGAAATGGTGGAGTCACTGATGAAACGTATGGGGAATGCCGGGACAGGTTGCCGGGTGTGTATCGGTACGGTGAAAGAGGTGGATGAAAAGGAAGGAACGTGTGTTGTTGAACGGGATGATGCTCCGGAACTGAATGAGGTGAGGCTGAATGCGGTGATTGATGAGGAGATAACGGACAGGTTTATGGTGGTTCCTGCAAAGGGCAGTTTTGTGATGGTGTTGCTTTGGGAGGCTACGGAGGGGATGATTGTGGCAACATCGAAGATTGAAAAGGTGATGATGAAAACCGGGGAGATTTCTGTTGAAGTGTCGACTAGCGGAGTGGTGATGAATGGCGGAAAGCTGGGAGGGATGATTGATATTGCAAAACTGACGGAGAAGGTGAATACGCTTGTAGATGCGCTGAATAATCATACACATCTGGTAAATACGACGGGGTCGGCCAGTGCTCAATCGGGAACGGCGGTAGCTATTACCAGTAAAGTGGCGAAGTTGAAGAAAGGGGATTATGAAGATGAGAAAGTAAAGCATTAAGGTATGAGACGGGGAATTTTGCTAGGGGATAACGGTGATTTGCAGGTGAAGGTGGTGCGGGATTCTTCCGGATTGATAACGCAGGGGTTGGTGGCAGGTGAAAGTGATTATACGCATGTAAAGTTGATAGTAGAAAGCAGTCAGGGTGATTTTAAGGATTATCCGGTGCTGGGAATCGGTGAAAGGTATCTGAAAAGCGTAGGACGGGCGGCAGAAATGAGGGCGGATATATTGACACAACTGGAGCTGGACGGATATAAGGCAGATGTACAGGTGAGCGACACAGGAAAGCTGGTGATTGATGTGGAATGAAGTAAAAAATAGGTGATGATGAAAAAGAATGTGCAGTTGTGGGTTGCGGTATTCCTTTGCTTTTGCGGGGTGGTTTTGTTGTTTTGCGGATTTTGGGTGGCTCCGGTTGGGGAGATTCATAATTCGGTATTAGTGGCCTACGGTGAGATTTCGGCATTTGCAGGCTCGGTGTTTGGAATTGATTATGTGCGCAGCACGGCATTTAAACGGGGTTTAAACGACATTGAAAAGAAACTTAAAGACAAGGAGGAAGAAAAGAATGAATAAACCAATTTACATTGTGATTCATTGCTCCGCAACACGCGAAGACAAGGATTTCACGGAGAAACAAGTGAATGAGGCGCATGTGGCTCGCGGGTTCGGGAAATGGGGGTATCATTATTATATCCGGAAAGACGGAAGAGTGATAAAGATGCGTGCGGAGAACGAGATCGGGGCACATGATAATTGTATGGTTCCGGGTGAAAAGTTAAGTTATAACCGTTGTTCGCTTGGTATCTGCTATGAGGGAGGGCTGGACAAGAATGGGAAGGCGAAGGATACACGGACGGAGGCACAAAAGAAGGCTATGGCCGCACTGGTGCAGGATATTTGCAAGCGGTATCAGATTTTTGATGTGCTGGGGCATCGGGATACTTCGCCGGATAAGAACGGGAATGGTGTGGTTGAGCGATGTGAGTGGCTGAAGGAATGTCCATGTTTCGATGTGAAAAGTGAGTTTAAAAGTTGGTTGCCTGCTATAATTGTGAAGCCATGAGGAAAAGGTTGTTGATTTTGTTAATGGCGTTTTCGCTGTTTTCCTGCTCTACCAAAAAGGTGAGTACGGAGCAGGTGGATTATTCCAGACTGGTAAGCGAATGGCGGGAACTGGCGGCCAGATATGAAAGGCGGTCGGAAGTGTACAAGGATAGTCTGGTGATGGTGAAGGGGCTGATGGAAAAGAGCAGTAATGTGGCTGACAGCATTTCGCATCTTGAAACTTCGTATGCGTTGAGTGACGCGGCTATCAGAGGCGGGAGGCTTTATCATTGGATGAAAATAAAGATAGTATTCCGGGACGGGTGAAGTATGTGTTTATTGAAGTGGAGAAGCGGGATACTCTTTGGGTGGAGAAGTCGGACACGGTATTCATTGAGAAAAAAGAATATAAGGAGACTGTGAAAGAAAAGAAACGCCTGGGAGATGTGTTCTTTTATACGAGTGGATGGATTGCGTGGGGGCTGGCGTTGGTTGGTTGCGGGATTTGGTTCAGGTATAAGGTAAAGAAGGGGGAGAAATGAAAGTAGTGGCATTGGATGGACAATCGTTGGTGGATATTTCGATTCAGGTGTATGGAAGTGCGGAAGGGGTTTTCATACTTGCACGTGAGAACGGACTGGAGGTGACAGATGTACTGAAGCCGGGACAGGTGCTGGAGTATTCGACAGGTAATGTGATTGCGAAAAGCATTGCACAGTATTTCACTACGAAAAAGATTCATCCTGCTACGAGTGTTCCATTCAATCCGGAAGAATCGGTGTGGGAAGATATGTTTGATTTAACTTTTTAAGATATGGCTCGGAGTGTACAGGAAATAACGGAGTATCTGAAAACGAAGTTTGTAGAGGACAGCACATTGCAACAAGTGTACGGCTTGGAGGATGGAAAGACGTTTGATGAACAGTTCTCAAAAGTGAGTATAGAAGCAAGGCTCATTGATGTATTTGCGTGGGCGTCGTGGGGACTAGAAAGCATTTGGGATACTTTCAGGACAGAAGTGGAAACGGTGCTGAATGACTCGTATGTGACCGGAGAACGCTGGTATTATCAAAAGGCACTGGAGTTTCAGAAAGGGGATAAACTGGCTTACAACGAACGCACATGCAGATTTGACTATGCGCAAGTAGACGAGGAAAAGAGGGTGGTGAAAAATGTGGCTATCCGGCAGGTGATTGATGAAGGGGTGACGAAACTGAAAATATATTTCAGTGATGCAGGTAAGCAGCCGATTACGGGGGATATTCGCACGGCATTCGAATCGTATATGCGGGAAATAGGTGCGGCTGGTACACATTTCCTGTTTGTGAGCGAAACACCGGACGAATTGAGAGTGCATCTGCATGTGTATTATGACCCGCTTGTGCTGAACAGCGCAGGAGAACGTATTGAGGGAAGCGGGAAGCCTGTAGAGGAGACTATAGAGGCATATCTGAACGCGCTTGAATATGGCGGAGTGTTTTATTCTTCGAAGCTGGTGGATATGATTCAAACGACGGAAGGCGTGAAAGACGTCACACTGGACGAAACTACGTGGGATGGAGAAAAGGAATACCGGAGACGAATTGATGCGAATAGCGGGGCTTTTGCCTATGTGAAACAGGATGGAGATATCATTTATTCAATAGAGTAGGTATGAACTGGGGAAAGTGGATTATTGAACGGCTACCGAAAAGATTGCGGACTGTGATGTTATTTACGTTGTGCATGGTATATACGGCATTCATAAGGAGGGAACATAATGAATTCTTGGAGTGGCAAAAGAAAATGAAAATACGAATGTCCGGAAGTCCGCAGGTGTGTATGCTGAAGAAGGTGATATATGACGAGCTGGGAGTTAATATTGAAATTGAGGAAGGGAACGGAAAACCGTATGATTTCATTATAAAGACCGATTTTTCAGATGTGGACAAAGAGAGGCAACTGTTTGCCTTATTGAATAGATATAAGTTGGCGGGTAAATCGTACATATACGAAAACTCTTCTGTTTCTTATTTAGCATATTGGGATAAGTTTGTATGTGAAAAGACCATTGCTCAAGCCGAATATTATTGGGGCGCATTTGTATGTGAAAGACGGACAATTCGCCCGGAAACAGTAACTCTGACTATGAACTATCATTATAAATATGATACTTCGTTCAATACTAACACTGTATATAAAGTTTCAATTGTAGCAAGCAAAGCTATAAAGTCTGATTTGTTGATAACGGCTGATATGTATGTCCCCGGCTATGATACTGTTCTTAATCCTGAATTTGTTATGAAGAAAGGAGATAGCTATTTTGAAGTGGAGACATGGGTTATAGACAGACACGCAAATGAGAAAGTGAAACCATCGTATGATAATTATTATGAATACAAATTAAGCGTAAAAAATATATATGAGTGATGTAATCATAAATACAGGAATGCAAAGAGCTACCGAACTGACTGTCAGCAAGGAGGTGGGCGGGGCTAATGTAACAGGGTATCCGCGTACATATAAACTAGGAGATTCTTTCGGAAATAATGCGGCTATGACGAGTAAAGAGTTGGCAGAAATCTCTATTGAATTATATCAGGCGAGATTGTCGGCTTTTAAAACGTATGTGGAAAGTATTGAAATTGGAATTTCTATTGATCTTTCAGAGGCTTACAGGGAAAATCTGACGGCATGTCCTATTTAAAACAATTAAATCTATGAGTTCTATATTAAAAAAGAAAGCGGAAGAGATTAGGGATGAGGTGAAATTGAGAGCCAACTCATCCAAACGCGTAGGCGGATTGCTGGTTGAAATGATTCAGCAAATTGAATTATTAGTTTCAGATAAGAAGATAGTTATCGAATCCTTGCAGTTCAAATCTGATAAGGATGCTGCCTACTTCTCTTTTGACGTGGCAGATGAGAACGACAATAAGAAAAATTATAAATTGGATATTCCTATTGCTTCCGAAACTTTAACCGGGGTTTTGACTCCGGCAGAACTTTCACTCATCCATACCAAAATAGAAAAGGTAAACAGCTTGTTTACGGAATATAATGTGTCAGCCAACCATCCTACGGAGGGCGTAAACGGGACGAATATATATACGTTTGAAAAGGCCATAATTAAGGTTCCTGCAACGATGAGGAACGGTGGTGTAAAATGTGTGTTTCTAGCTTATGATCTTGGTAGCACGGAGAAGACACATGCTGAAACTTGGATTTTTGACGGTGGAATATTTGTTGATAAGAGTAATTGGAAACAATGGGCGACACAAACAGAACAGGAGGATATAACCAAAATACTTCAAGAATCACTCAATTCATTAAATCAGGAGATTAACAAGGAAATGACGCTTGCTATTAGTCAGATAGATACCAAAGTGGATGAAGCGGTGAAGGACAAGACATCAAAACCTCTGATTATCTCACAGGCTGAAAACAAGGCAGGAATCTATAATGTGGGCGGGGAAAATATTGATATTTGGGAAAGAAGCGTGCAATTACTTTCATTGCCAAAGGTGGGCGGAGAAAGTAAAGAGTATGTGATTGCGAATGAGCCGCTAGGGTTTGGGACGTATGTAAACGTAGAATCATTTGTGGCTTCGTCCGGAAAAGGACTGAATAAGGAATTTTTCAATTTCAATTATGACATTACACGGTTTTATGTAAATTCTCAATTGCAGACGTGTGTTGTGTTGAGGTGCAAGAATGCCGTGAATGAAGAGGTTAACGGTCTGATGCACATTCAATATTGTAAGTTTTGGGGTGATGTGGTTGAGTTTGATATTATGCTTCCAAGCTCGGTTAATAAAGAGGCTATTTCGTTGGAAATTCCACCTTTGAAGTATAACAAGAAGATGGTGTTTAGCTATATAACGGATGATAGCTATGCTATATATCAGTATATATTTTCTGCTATAAATAAACGGCTGATCGCGAAAGAATTTAAACTAGCAGACGGACGTGTGTTAAGTTATCATTTAGGGATGCAGGGAAAACCTGAATTTGATCAGAATGTGATTGGTGGGTATTATCCGGAACATTTTGCACAGTGTACGGATGGAGCTGGTGTAAAGCACAGGTATGCTACAACTGTGTCAGCATGGGGAGATAAACTGAAAGATCAATATATCGGGCAGGATGTAGGGATTCATTGGCCGTGGACGTCTGAAAAGGAGTTTAAATTGTATTTTGATTTTGGATTTATGTGTGCGTATCATGACCTGATTGGGTATGATATTAATGCGACAAATACACAGGAAGCATTTGATAAGTGCATGGCGGATACCGTTGCATTATTCAAAGAATATGTAGGGAGAGTACCGAAGTTGATGGTAGAGCCAAACGGTGACCACAAGTATTTGACTTTCTGCCAGAAAAATGATATAGTACAGGTTGTTACTGCGCAATCTGGAGACAAGACAATTTTGAAAGCGTATCCGTTCACCACGAATTTTACATTGAGTAAAATGGATATTGCAATAGAACGTTTATTCGCATACGGCACAAATGAACAGTATAAGGGTGATCTGCTTAATATTCTGTCTGGATTTAAAACGGCAACGGATAAAAATAAAATTTACTGGCTGATTGGTTCTGCGCATAGAAGTGATTTATGGGAATCTGAATTGATAACTAAAATTCATGAATTGTATGGAGACATTGGAGATGATTCATTATGGTTTCCGACACTGGATGAATTCTTTGAGTATTGGTATATGAAGATGAATACTTTATCTGTAAAAACAATGACTGATGCAGGAATTCACTATAAAATGTATGTACCCAAAGGGGCTAATTTCTTCTTTAGAGATTTATCTGTGTTGGTGTCCGGTATTTCCTCTTTAGAGGGGGTGTCGGTTGTATCTGGAGATAATGTATATGGTACTTCATATACTGTGAATGATGGTAAGTTGCTTATTAATCTGGATTTTAATCCGTTGTTGATGGAGAGGGTGAATAAGTATGTAGAAGCGTTTGAAGCTGACTATAACAAAGAGTATGCGTATGATGATGCTTATTACTTTGTTCAGATGCTGAAGCCGGGATTGAAAGAGCCGTATCTGGCAAGAATCAATAAATTTATTTCTCCACCTGTGTTAGAGTCATTCACGATCAATAATGGACAGGAATTCACTCAAGACCAAAATGTAACACTGAATATAACTTATTCTGGGCAGGCTCCGTCTCATTATATGGTTTCAGAAGATATGTCGTTTACAGGAGCCTCATGGATTGAATATGTGGAAAAACCGACATTTAAGCTGTCTTCCGGATTCAATGCTAAAACTGTGTATTTAAAGCTGAAAAATGTGTATGGGGAAACTGGAATATTATCAGATGGCATAACTCTGCTTGAGCCGACATTGACTCTGAAAGGCATCACGATAGATAACGGAGCAGCTTCGACAATACAGAGAAATGTAAATGTAGCATTTGACTACCTCGGATATCCAACTCATTACATGGTTTCGGAAAGCTCTACATTTACGGGTGCTTCGTGGGTGGAGTTTGCGGAAAATCCAACGGTGCAATTATCTGTGACGTATGGGAACAAAATATTGTATGCAAAACTGAAAAATGCTACAACTGAAACTCCATCCAAGTCAGCTATAATCGAATTAATAGACACGATTACGGCACGGTTGAATAATATTTTAGTCAACAACGGTGATGCCAGTACAGACTCCGGTACTGTATCAGTGAGGTTTGAGACATTGAATACCATTACAAAGTACAAGATCGGAAAACTGGCAGATTTGTCCGACTGTCCGGACTGGATTGTGTGGAGTGGTTCAACAGTTCAATATCAGTCGGGAATCGCAGATGGTAATTTGACAGTATATGCACAGGTCGGAAATGAGACTACGGAATCTTCAATCAAATCTGATTCGATTTTGGTGGTACAGCCTGTTGTGTTAGGAGGAATAACGCTGGCAGATGGGAAAGAGTCTTTTGCTGGCTATACCGTGCCTGTTTCATTTGAAATCAGTCAAGGAACCCCGACGCATTACCGATTGTCCGAAACATCGGCAGGATTGACATCTGCAAGCTGGCTGACGTGGAAAGATGGAATTACTTATAAGTTCTCTACAATAGGCAGTAAAACGCTCTATGCGCAGGTAAAGAATTCGATTTCAGAATCAAGTGTCGTGCAGGATTCTATCAGTTTGACGGAACCTCCGGTTAAAATGATTCTGGGCTTTAATGGAACAACAAATAATACTGTCGAAACTAAAGTAGTGAATGGAGAGACGATAAATCAAATAAAGCCGGGTGTATACTCTGGCTGGTATGCCAAACAACTATTAGATAATCAAGGGAATAAATTATCATGGTATTTCAATTTTGATTCAGCTTTTTATTCCACGAATTCGATATTTAATAATGGTGGGGTGAATAATTATGAATGTAATAGTTCAGCAAACGATGATGGTGTATTCCCTGTATCCACATTCATGAAATGTATTTCTTCTATAAAGAACGAGACTGGTGGAGGTAGAAAATTAAGGCTATCTATTTATTTGACGGCAGGGCATTACAAAGCGAGAATATTGTATTCTCCCGCAGATAATTTCTTACTCGAGGAAAAATATCGGGTGAATTCCTATTATGGAGTATTTGAAGGTACGAATGAACGTGCAAAAGTACTAGCAGGCACAGCTGGATTTACAGGGAAAGGGAATAATCAATATAATTGTGAGTTTGAATTCGATATTAGTAAAACATCAGATGTTGATTTTGCAGCATGGCAGGAAGGGACACCAATCCAAGACTACAGACCGGGAATAAATCTGATAGAACTCACAAAACTATCTTAATATTAATTTTTAAACAAAAAATGTATGTATCAAATTAATGAAAATTGTATTGCTTGCGGGCAATGTATCGCAGAGTGTCCGGTAGGGGCTATCAAAGAAGGTGAACTTTATTTTATTGACGCTAAATTGTGTACAGACTGCGGATCGTGTACTTCAGAATGTGCAGCGGATGCCATTGAAAAGATGCCGGAATCCTCAAATACAGGACAGACGGAAGAGCTGGAAGAATTTCAAGATACAGGAGTGTTTCCACCAAGTAAGGGTGATCTTGTTACTCTTTATCCAGCTGGTTTTGGATTTGTAAATAGTGCGGTAGATATTGGCAATAATCAATATGCTGTCGATTTCTACGCTACTGTATATGACTATACAGGAGATGGAGCAGGTTTGGTTGTTAAACAGCCAGATAACGGATTATCACCTGCCTCAAGTCTTAAACAGCCATCCGTTAATCAAAAGAAAGAGCTTAGAAGAAAACTCAATGAACGAAATTTGACTTTTGATTATGGGTATCAGAAAATTATACATAAAGCGATTACCCGTGTTCCTGCCGGAGCTTCGTATTGTTTTATCGACACTGATATGGCTATAAGGGAGGCGGTAGATGATGGCGCGGCAACTGGAATTCATTCCGCACGTTTTAATCAGGCTAATTATTTCAAATCCAAGAAGACGGCAGAAGGTGTAGGCAAGAATGTTCACGTTTGCTTCAAAGATCATACCATCAGTGATGGTAGTTATTAACTAACGATACAATTTGTGAGGTAGCCAACTGGCTACCTCTTTTTATTATATGCGTATAGCTTTTTGTATTTCAATCTGTATCATGTTGGTTAATTGATTGGTGAGGTGCTGAGATTGCCCTATGAATTTACGTTGAATAAATGTACGTTTAAACTTGCGTTTATAGCTTTTGACATTATGAGCACGGACTACCCCTGCCTTAATCCGCTTGTTGGAACGAGTGTAGGCCTTTCGTTTGTGAGCACGACGTTGGTGTGATCTTACCTGTTCTGTACCTTCAATAGTGCCACCATCGTTATGTATGCGCGCATAAGGTACATCAGTACCAATAATGACATAATCTGCTCCCACATGTACTTTACGAATGCTTCGTTTAAGACGTCCAGACTTTACAAGAGTAGAACCTTTGAGCTTTTTTGTCTTTTTCCAAGGAGTTTCAGTGGCGTCCACCCAATTTTTCTTAATAAAACGCTCTTTGGAGAAATTTACAGCGATTACAGCAGCTTTTTGAGGGATTATGCTGATTGCATGTTCCACGTTTGCACATATACGTGATAGTTCTTTATAATCAGGCTCCATAATGTTTAAACGTGGTTTAAATGTTATTTAATAAGTTGATTCAATACTACGTACAACACGCATGCACATGTCGGTAAACCACTCCTCTATCTGTGTAGGTTCCATGTGTTGAAGGTTTGTGTTTTGTGTATTAATTCCTCCCTTATTGAAAGCCTCTATATTTACCGTAAGGTTACGAATCTGACGAGCAGAACCTGTCACAGAATCGACACTACTGCCAAGAGTGGTTGAATAGGCGTTACCATTGCTGTTTGCATCCCCTTTCTTTGTCGGGTCAGAATGAGAAAGTACATTGCGCCCAAAGTTCGTTTTTGTCTGCCATTCGTTCTGAAAATCACGTATAAGATTTTTCGTGTAATCAATTTTTCCTTTCGAATAATCCAATACATAGCCAGACTGTTCAGTACGCCATTCATTTTTGCGTTCATCAGTCCAAAGAAATCCTCCCCAAGGTAAAGGAATATTGTTCACATCTTTAGCGATTTTCCAGTGTGCAGATTCTACTGCTTTCATGGCAATATTTAGTTCTGCCAGCTTTTTAGTATATTGCTCTTTGGTTAGGTTAGCAGCACTTTGTAGTACGCCACCATATTCTTCACTTTGTTTTGTCCATCCTTCATTGTATTGTTTGTTTCTATTACCTTTCTCGCCTCTAATGACCCACATTACACCATTAATCATTTCGAGTTTTAACTGCGCCCACCACTCTTTGAGAGGTAGCAGGTTTGTTCCGATTTCAATCTCCAGTGCTTTTATTTTGTTCTGAAGAGTTTCATTAATATAATTCACATCATTTCTAGCTAGTTCTAAAGCCTTGTTAAGCCCTAATTTTGTGGAATCAAAGCTATTGAATGTGTTTTGCAATTGTCCGCTCTTATCGGTTGCAGCCTGTACTAATGATATAAGCCCGTCGGAGCCTGTGAATTGATTTTTAAGTGCTATTACTTTTTTATCTCCATCTAAAGCCAAGAATTTTTTGTTTAACTCCATCATAAGGCTATCAGCCTGTTTGATATTACCATTCGTGTCGTAGATGCTAATACCGATTTTCTTGAATGCTTTTATAGTAGCGTCTTTAGTGAGGTCATTAAACATAGATTTTGTTAATGTAGCGGCCTCATCGACTGATTTTGTTTTGACGGTGAAGAGGGCTAACAACTTATTGGCCGTATCAAATGTCTGATTGTTTGCAGCGGCTGCACCTGCATATACGGATTGCACTTTTGCCAATTGGTCAAAGGTGGTTACACCTACTTTTACCGTAGCGTATGCGGAACGATTAAATTCATCTAATTTTTCAGCTCCAAAGCCAAAGTTTGCCATCCCTTTAGCGGTTCCAGCAATGTATTCATTGAAGTCAGCTTGCATGAGATTAGCAAATTCTCCTTGCTTTTCTACAATACGCTTTACTTCGCCACCGAATTTTCCTGTAGTACTTTGAACATCAAAATAACCCATTACAGTCTTATCTGTGTTGAATCCTTTGTCGTATGCAGTATCCAATACCATGCGTCTCAAAGAGTCTATTTCTCTTTTACTCTTATCTAAGTTAAGGTTTGCAAGGTTGCGAAACTGTGTATTGAAGTTTGCTGCCTTCTGCGTTGTATAGTCTATTCCTTTACCTAGAGCAGCAACACCCGCTACAGTCAATGCTATAGGATTTGATACTAACCTGAAAGCATTTCCAATTAACGGGACTTCGTTCATTATTTCTTTTGAGTTCTTTGCAAAGTTGAATTTCAAAGTATTCATCTTTGCTTGCATTGCATTGACACTCTTAAAAGTATCCTGCTTTGCCTGATTCAATCCCCCACGAATCTTATTTCTAAGAGAAAGCATGAGTTCTATTTTCGCCTGTCCGTTCAT